AGGAATAGCTCGGGAAGAAGCGGAGTTTCGACTAAACATTCGATGCGTATTGAACTCTGCCAAGACCATCCTGGGGAAGGTGATCTCGAACGTAGTTAACCGGACCTCTGTAGGAGCAATAGAGTCTGCAATTATTTTACAAGAATATGCCATCGTACGCCTTAACTACGTTTTTTCCGGGAGGGCTTCCGCTCCTCAGCTATGTTTTTAGATACCCTGCTAATTTCTCGATTGACGAACCAAGCAGCCTTTTTCAAGTCATCCAAGGTAGACTCACCGGGCTTCAACCCACTACGCCACAAGTACTTGATCGCAGCGCCGGCATTGAAACAGAGGTGTTCGATGATATCAATACACTCAACTCCGAAACGTGCCGTGATAGGATGGCTACGATAATGTTCAGGGTGGACCTTGTCGTAGGACTTCTTAGCCGTCTTTTTCTTGACCGTCTTTTTCATCTACATTTCTCCAGTGCTTCGTGCTCGCAAGGGTCATTGTCATAACATTCTTGTTTGATAACCGGCTTGCGACAATCAGTGCAAATACCTTCACTAATCTGAGCACGCTCTACATAGGACCTTGTGCCCTCGTGCTTCATGAAGCCGCATCCGCCACTGCAATGACTCCCCACTAACTTGAAGGAACGTCTGGCCTGCTTAAGCGACTTCTCAATTGAATCTGACAATCACTCTCCGTACTTAAGCAAAAAGTCAGGATTTATCACCTTGAAGGTAAGGCGTCCTATCTCCGGATCCTGTGTCGGTTTAACAGGCCGAACCACGATACCCTCACGAGGCACATTAGGATTGAGTACACTAGGCCCACGACTCATCTCAACCAAGTCGTTCAGGCCTTGCGTTAAACAGAACTCATCGAAAAAGGGTACCATGCTGATCCCAAGCAAGTTACACCGTCTGAAAAATTCAGATGTCGGAACCAATGCCGAAATATTGTTCACGATCTCCAAGACATTGAAAGCCAGGATCGTATGTTCTTTGAGATTATACCGGTTCCCTTGGATACCAGGACCCAGAACCTCTCCCTGAACAGCCCACCCGGTCCCTGACTCACGGGACATCTCCAACAACTTGTCTGGTAACGCCATCTCCCTTGCCAGACGGACAATCGTGTTTGACGTGTCAGACGGGTCAAACCTCAGGGTTCGGCCGCAGATGCCTGTCTCCCCCTCATAGGCGAAAATGGTGCAGCTTGACCCATCCACCTTTTCAGTAGAGCGGAAAGACACCCCCTGATAACGGGCCACCACATGAGCCAGGGTCTGGACGCGAGTCTCGTCAGTCTTTTGAATAAAGTGCGGGACGTGACCTATAGCCTTGCCATTCAAGCACGCAGGCAAAGGAGGATCGTGTTTGATAATCCCGAGTACCTCCGTTACGTCCTGCCCTACAGTGAGCGAAAGGCTGGACGGCAGGATGCTCAGAGGAAAACATATGCCTTGAGATACCTGACCTCTAAGACGCACGGTTCGAATCCGATATCCAGCCCGCTGGAGGACAGTCCCGTCCAGACCCACGAAGGCTGGACGGAAATATCCCTTCCGTAAAAACTCGAATTCCTGTTGCTCGGGAAGCAAGGAGTCTACCTCACAGTAAACTACCCTATCACCTACCTGATAATAGTCATTAGGCACGACGAGATACCAGCCCAGAACCTGAGCCCTCTCGATCATATCGGCCCCCAGTATCGGGGCCAACTCAGAGATAACTTGAATACTAGCTAGTTTTCTCATTTAGGACTTCCAGCTCCTACCATCTCAACGAAAGTATCTTCCGAGATACAGGCCGTGCCGTTCTTTCGAGCTGCCACGGCCTTGGACGTAGTGGATTCTGGATCAGACATAACCAGGTAAGTCAGGCCTTTTCCGACTGAGCTTTTTATGGCACCGCCTGCATTTACAACCATGGACTCCAGCTGGGCTCGCTTTAAAACAGACTTGCCAGTAAAACACACCGATTCGCCAGTCAGGACTCCCCGATTCCTGGTCTTAATTTTCACCCCGTTGGCAAGCATGCTGGAGATAAGATCTTGCCTGCTCCTAAGACCATCATGGATAGCCTGGGCCCTTTTGGGGCCCAGGCCCGCGATTGCCTGCAAGGTGCTAATAGATGCCCCTTGGATCTTTTCGAGAGTGTCCAGACCCTCATCGATCACAAGCTTGATTATGGAAGTAGCACAGAGCGGGATACTTAAGCCCCCCAGGAAATTCTCCAGCGATACCGGATTGGCTGCCCAGAGGGTCTGTAGTACGTTCTGAGCGCTCCTCTGACCCATACGGTCCAAACGCTCCAAGTCCTGCTGCGTGAGGCTGTAGAGGCTCGCTACGTCATGTACGAGGCCTTGGCTGACCAGACGCTGGATCAGAGCATCACCCCAATCCAGAATCCTAAGCTCCCCGATCCACTGCTTAACTCGACCCGTAGTTTGAGCAGGACATTCTGCCAGGTTAGGACACACCAGATACTCCCCATCCTTAGCCGTCGCGGCCCCACAAGCTGGACACGCCTTAGGCGCTTGAGCTACCGTGCCGGTCGATCTCGTGACCTCAGAGACCCGGGGGATCACGTCGTTGGCCCTGATGACCAAGACCTGGGCGCCTATATCCAGCCCCAGTGTGTATATATAGGCCTGGTTATATAAACTAGCCCTCGATACCTCGGCTCCTACCAGATTAACAGGATCAAAAATAGCTACAGGGGTAATCCTGCCCGTATTACCCACCTGCCAAACCAGATCTCGAATAACCGTCTCCCGACCAGGAGGTGTAAACTTGGCCGCGATGGCCCCGTTAGGACGACCATGCACATCCCCTAAAGCCATCTGGCTCGACAGATTATTCCCCCTGATGACCAGACCATCGATCTCGTAAGGCAGAGCATCCCTAATACTCCGCTCATACTCGTCGTACAGGCCTATGACGTGCTGGATAGGCAGGACCTGCCACTGAGGCACTCTGAAGCCTAGCTCAGCGAGAATTTGGAACTGCTCTTCTTCGGTCGTGATAATTAGCTCTGACTCGACGATCTGATAGACCAGGATCGACAGGTGCTCTGACCCCTTACCATCCAGACGCTTAGCCGTCCCCGCCGCGGCATTTCTAGGGTTCGCCTTATCCGCGAAATACTGCTTGTGATCTTCTTTAAATAATACAATTTCTCCGCGGACCAGGAGCTGCCCTGATGTCGCGACCCTGGTAGGCACTCGCATACGACGCACGTTCGCCGTGATATCCTCGCCAGTCGTGCCATCCCCGCGGGTCAGGGCCTGAGTCAGGAGCCCATCTTCGTACTGGAGACTGATCGATATCCCATCCAGCTTCTCCGTGACGAGCCAGCAATCAGGGGCCAGACCTAGATCTCGGGTCCAGCTTAATAGCTGGTCAGAATTCTGCACCTTATTTAGCGAGCCCATCTGGACCTGATGTTTGACCTTGGCCCACTCCGACTGGGCCACAGCCCCTACCTGCTTCAGTAACGTGTTGTCTGGATCTAGCTCCGACAGCTCGTCCCGCCAGGCATCCCAGACGTGATCTGGCACTTGTGCCTGGTCATTATAGTAATCGTGGCTCGCCTGAGCAATCAGGCTCTCAAGTTCAGCTATTTTGAGTTTAGACATGCGAAAGGTAGACGGATCAGGCAGGCTCGAAGTTAAGTGTCCTGCCCTGTACACCGGAAGTTCGGACATTGACCCAGCTTTCTGGGGACCCGGACCCCACGCTTAGCCGCCGAACGGTACATCTGGCATATCGCCCAGCTCCTGATTCCCAGCCTCTACCATTTCGGTAATCCGAGACAAGTCATCGAAGGACGCGAGGGTGACCCGGACGTCCTTACTCAGATAACGGGCCAGCAGGACCTGGAGATCCTGAGGTAGGGGCCGGCCTTCCTGATCCTGACCCATTATAAAAAAGCGGCCGGATTGAGGATCCTGCTCGACCCTCCCTTCGATTAAATGCCCTAGATCAAGACTTGCCATAGTTAACTACCTTAGTCGCTTAACGCACAGGACATACACCGCCAGCACATTCCTCGACCTCCATATCGCCCCCATGCACAAGCGGGTGATCATGATTGACCTGGCTATACATGGACCGGTACCTAGCAGGATCAATTTCCTCATAGGGAGCCTGTGCGTATCCGTGAGTCCTGGGGAGGCATGACGTGCTCTTGAGGCGAGGGACATACTCCCTCAGACACTCGACCAGTTCTCCACGTTCCGTCTCGGGATCGAAATTCAACGTCGCGGACACGGCGTTATCAGCCCACCACTCCTGCACATCGACCTGACGCTTAAATTGATCCCTGACCGACTCGGTCTTAGACGTGACCCTGGTGTGGCTTGCCTTAGTCGGGAAGGAAAATACCCAAGTGTGCCCGGACTTATCATACACGTCCTCCTCGTAGGGAACATTGGCTTCCATCATGGCACCGGCCATTGGGTCATTTTTGGCAATGCGAGTCCTACGGATGTAATACTCCGAGTGAGGAGCATGAATCCCTGGAGAGCTATCATTCAGCAAACTGATAGTACCGCTGGGCTTTACTGTCGTGACCGTTATAGGGCGGCTCACCCCCAGCTCATCCGCATAGGAGTCAGCTTCTTTGCGACACATGCCAAACCAAGACGCTAGAGATGCTGGGGACCACTCAAAGTCGCATAGCCCCCCCAGACCTACGCCTATGCGCATATTTTTCTGCCCGACATCATTACTCCTAATATCCAGAAGAGGAGTTAGTCTCTGGCGAATAGCATAGCGAGTTACGAGACGGAAAACTGTGGAAGGATCTGTCACGGATTCAAACTTAGCTGGGAAAACCTCAGCTAGGTTACAGGCTTCTCGATCATAAAGGGCTTGTTCACCACAGGGGTTAACTCCCTTGGCTCCTGGATCAGTCTTCCACACGAGCGGGAGATTCAAGATCCCTGGCTCGCCGAAGTTGATGTTATCTTCGACAAGGCCCTCCCAATCAAACCCTTCGATCTCACTCCAGCTCCTGAAAACAATCGAATTGTTCGACGTGTGGCGATGAGATACCACTGCCTCAAAATCTTTCTTAGCGTCTCGGAATGCTTGATCTGTAGCTGAACCTAAAACGATTAAAGCGGACCGTCGGACATTCCCCGACTTAATACATAACCCAATGTGGTTCGTGATATCCAGGCACTCTACACTTGTGAGCTTACGCCCCTGGGCCCCTCGAACAATGTTCCAAGCCGCTCTAAGCAGGTTGGATAGCGGCCCTGGCCCACAAGCCACACCGCCAAAGGTTTTGATCAAGGACCCGCGGGGCCTGACTTCCGAAACCTCGATTACAATATCCTGACCCTCATAAGCAGCGGTCAAGACTTTACGAAGTGCCAGGACCCAACCATCACGAGAGTCAGCCACTCGATACTTAGGAGTCGAGCCATTAACGTATGAGAGCCCTTCGGGCTTAACTTCCGAAATGTCTGGATGATCTTGCCGACAGTGAATTGCAAATTTTGCTCCCGACACGGGAACGTGAGGGAGTTCCTGAATATCACTCAAACCAACCCCGACACCGCCACCAAGCATCAAGCGGTCAGCCGTCCAGCACCAATCATCGATACTGTAGAGCGTCGTATACCAGCAGTTGAACCGTGCATCCGCGGGAATACCTTCCACACCGCCGGTCCAAAGACCGCGACCAGGAGGGAATGCTTGACCAGTCCAGAAAAGATGAAACAAAAGCTCCGTCTCAGCCGTGCTGACCCCGTGAGCTAAATTGATATTGCCTTCCACCACCCTTTGAATCGTGTCAGTCCAGGTCTCGACCCCGCCTCGACAGTACTTAGTCAGGTACGTAGAGCGTGCTAGTAGCGACGTGAAGGGGTCTCCCTTACGACGATAGGGAGATAGGAAATTCTCGCTGAGACGACGAGATGATGTTTTGGGGGTGGTGTCGACAATATCCATGAGACTAAATCCTCAGGCTGCAATAGCTAGAACGGCCAGCTCTTCGAGGGTCCGTTTAGACCTGGCCGCTCCCTTAATTTGGAAGTCCAATTTACATAGGTTATTCATATGCCCTAGAAGGGCTTTTGCCGTGTGCTTCTGAGCTGTGGGTACGATATTGATCTTGCAAACGTACTCATGGATCCCAAGTCTGATTGCTACATCTGCCACTGAGCCATCTTGATCTAATATCTGGCGTGCAATAAGAAGCTTCTCCACCTGATGCAGACCCGACACAACGATGGGTATGCAGACAGGATCGCCGGATAGTTTGAATAACTTAGACAAGCGGTTCTGAGCTAACTTTTTATTCTTACCAAAAGCAGCTTCCATCACCTGGTGAGGCTCGATTTCTACCGATGACACCATCACCTTAACGACGTGTTCCTTCCTCACTAGACGGTCAGGACCTACGAGATAAGAGACCTTGGTCAGCTCGTTAACAACGGACCTTAGATTGTTTCCGAGGAGTCTGTAAATAAGGTCAGCTACCCCGAGGTCCAGCTTCAGTTTGAGCCCTTCGGCCTCATCATCAATACCGTCCAGGATCTTTTTAGATTCCCAAGGACGAGGCTTCATGAAAGCAACGGAAGTCCCTTTTTTTGCCAAGCTGGACCAGCAGGCCGGCATCTTGGCATCACGAACGATAGCCAGAAAAAGATTGGATAAGTTAGCAGGATTACGCTTATCGACGTACTCGGACCATACTTTACCACACTTAAGTTCTTGAGCGTTGTCTAGGAAAATGACCCGCCCCTGACCTTCGTCGAATATAGGCTCCGTCTCGCAAAGGTTAACCAGGTCTACCTCAGACATATCCGCCCCATCCCGAAGGGTAATGTGGCGCTTTTTCCAAGCAGTCTTTCGGTAAGCAATATACCGATCTTGGGAGAAATCGTCATCCCCCGATATAACAATAAATGGGCTCGATAGCTTTGCCATTCGCTACAACCCCTTACTCCGAAAACGCTGTACCGAGGGCTGCTTTTACGTGAAAAACTAACTGGATCTTCGAAATAGATGCCGTGTGTTGAACCCGGTTGATCGCCTGCAATAAGACTCGAATACGAGCGGGCCCAAGACGCCTCCCCAACAGACCTAAGTCTTCCCTTAGGTCCAAGTTGGCA